GTAATACACACAAGATGCCTGATGGCTCTTTGCACAGCGGAAAAACTCATACTAAAAGTAGTGTGAAGTTATTCCACTTAAAAGACTTGTCTGCTACGGCAAGAAAGAAAGCTAAGTAAGAGGTAGTAAGTAATGGTTACAACCGTCTTTGACGTGCTGAATTTAAAACTTACAGAGCTTAAAGGCTCTAGCGAAGAATTCTTAACCTCGGGTGGTCCTAAAGACTTTGCCGAGTATAAGGAGGTGTGCGGTGTGATTCGAGGTCTAAACGCTGCATTAAGAGAAGTAGGCGACCTTTCGCGTAACTACATGGAAGACGACAATGAATGAAACAGTAACAGTAAGTGGGGTTAGCGCTGAGGCGGCGACTTCGACTATGACTGCTTTAGAAGAAAGACGTAACGAACGGATAGCTAAAGAGGACGCACAGGATGAAATAGCGGAAGCTCAGATTCCACGCCCTGTAGGCTATCGAGTGCTAGTCGCACTACCCAACGTAGAGGAAACTTTTGAAGGCAGCGGCCTTCTTAAAGCACAAACTACGCGTCGAGAGGAGCAAGTGCTCTCTAATGTAGGAACCGTACTTGATATGGGCGACCAAGCGTATGCAGATACCGAGCGTTTTCCTAATGGTCCGTGGTGTGCAGTAGGGGACTACGTGATGTTTAGGGCAAACACCGGCACTAGAATCAAGTTAGGTAGACAAGAATATCGTCTAATGAATGACGATTCCATTGAAGCTGTCGTCGCTGATCCGCGTGCTATCACGCGTGCTTAAGGAGTAAGGTATGGCTATGCAACAAGTAGAGTATGAGTTCCCTGACTCAGATTCCAAGTCTACTGCGATAACGGTAGACCTAGAAGAAAAAGAGGATAATGGCCTTGAAGTAGAAGGGGCTATAGGTCGAGAAGACATGAAGGTTCCGGCTAAGGAATCCAAGTCGGAAGAGTTAGAGATAGAGATAGAGGACGATACGCCCGAAGCAGATCGAGGACGCAAACCTTCTAAACCTCCAGAAGAAGTAACCGATGACGAGTTGGAAAACTATTCTGACAAAGTTAAGGGGCGTATTAAGCACCTTAGTAAAGGCTATCACGATGAGCGTAGAGCGAAAGAAACTGCTTTGCGTGAGCGCGAAGAGCTAGAAAATTACGCTAGAAACCTTATGTCCGAGAACAACAAACTCAAGGGCACGGTAGATACCAACCATAACACTCTTATTCAATCTGCTAAAAAGCAGGTCGAAGGCGAGGTAGCTATGGCTAAAGGGCGGTATAAAACAGCCTACGAATCGGGCGAAACAGATGCAATTCTGGAAGCCCAAACGGAGCTGAATACTGCTCAGATACGTATGGAAAAAGTTAACGGGTTAAGGCCTAAAAAAGTTGAGGCTTTACAACCCCAGACAACTCCTGTACAACCGCAGGTAGAGACACCGCCTGCGAGAGTGCAGCGCGATGAGAAAGCTGAAAGCTGGAGGGATGAGAATTCTTCTTGGTTCGGTGAAGACGATGAAATGACGGCTTTGGCTTATGGGTTACACCATAAGCTTACGAAAGAAGGGGTTGACCCTACATCAGATACTTACTACGAGAAAATTAACTCTCGTATGCGACAAGTATTTCCCGACCGCTTTGACGACGGGATAGAAGATCAACCAGAAGATATTAAGAAAAAATCTAGTAACGTGGTTGCACCCGCTACGCGGAGCACGTCACCGAAGAAGGTGACACTTAACCAATCACAAGTTGCTATTGCGAAAAGACTTGGTATTTCACTGGAAGACTACGCCAAACAGGCTGCTGAATTAATGAGGAATAAATAATGACCCAAACTAGACTAGACCGAGAGCTAAATACTCGTGATAAAGATGTACGTAAGAAAGCGTGGGTACGGCCAGAAACACTGCCTAACCCTACTCCAGAAGACGGATATGTTTACCACTGGGTACGTATTAGTACTATGGGTCAGGCCGATACCGGCAATGTTTCCTCGAAATTAAGAGAAGGTTGGGAGCCAGTACGTGCAGATGCTCACCCTGAGATACTTCCCGATGAAGTGACCGATGGTCGTTTCAAGGATAATATCATTCAAGGTGGACTGATGTTGTGCAAAGCTCCCACTGAAATGGTGGACGAGCGTAATGCCTATTATAACAATCAGGCAGCTTCGCAAATCCACTCTGTTGACAACAGCCTTATGCGCGAAAACGACCCTCGTATGCCCCTATTTAACGATAGGAAGACGAAGGTGACATTCGGCAAAGGCAATTAACTTTTAGGAGTTTACAATGGCTTATCCAACAGTCAACGCTCCCTACGGCTTTGAGCCAATCAACCGTATAGATGGTATGCCTTATGCAGGTGCCACTCGCCTTATTCCTATTGCGAGCACCTACAATGTAGCTATCTATGCAGGCGATTTAGTCTCAGTCGTGGCGGCGGGTACAATCGAGAAGTTTACAGGCACCACTACTGGTTCTCCTGTAGGCGTTTTTATGGGCGTTCAGTACGTCAATGCACTAAGTCAGTTCACACCGGCTCAATACTACCCCGGCACTAGCGTTACAGAAGCTTTTGCTATTGTAGTAGACGATCCAATGGCAGCCCTTAAAGTTGCTGTTACTACAAATGGAAGTGTTATGTCTTCTGCGGCACAAGCTGCGGTTGGTTCTAACATGTCTATTATACAGGGCGCTGGAGATGCTATTACAGGCAACTCTGGTATATCAGTACTAGCGGGTTCGGAGGCTGGCACAGCCGGTTTACCTATCCGTGTTATAGCTACTGTTGCTGAAACTTCCACTGCTGCTGATACTTTTGTTGAGCTGATCGTTAAGATCAACTTGCATCAGTACACCAACACAACCGGCGTATAGGAGACTAGCAAATGGCTATTTCAAGAGCGCAACTCCTCAAGGAGCTATTACCGGGTCTAAACGCCCTATTTGGTCTCGAATACGCGAAGTATGGTGACGAAGCTGCTGAGATTTTCGAATCTGAGTCTTCTGATCGTTCGTTCGAAGAAGAAGTTAAGTTGTCAGGCTTTAGCGCCGCACCTGTTAAAGGTGAGGGTTCTGCTATCGAGTATGACAATGCACAAGAAGCGTGGACGGCTCGTTATACAAACGAGACTATCGCAATGGGTTTCTCTATTACTGAGGAAGCTATTGAAGATAACCTTTACGGCTCACTTTCTGCACGCTATACAAAGGCTCTTGCCCGCGCTATGGCTTACACTAAGCAAGTTAAAGGTGCCACAATCTTAAACAACGCTTTCGCAGCGGGTACTACATATGGTGACGGACAGACTCTTTGTTCAACTGCTCACCCTCTCGTATCTGGTGGCGTAAACTCTAACCGTCCTACAATCGGCACAGATTTGAATGAGACTTCTTTAGAAGCCGCTATTATTCAGATCGCTGGTTGGACTGACGAGCGTGGTTTGTTAATCGCTTCTCAGCCTACTACTCTTGTTATCCCACCTGCGCTGCAATTCGTTGCTACCCGCTTGTTGGATACTGAGCTTCGTGTGGCTACAGCGGATAATGACATCAACGCTATCAAGTCTAACAGTGCAATTCCGGGCGGTTATACAGTTAATCATTATTTGACCGACGCTAACGCATGGTTCTTGATGACTGACGTACCTAACGGCCTGAAGCACTTTGTTCGTACTCCTATGCAAACTAGCATGGATGCAGACTTTGACACAGGCAACAGCCGCTATAAGGCTCGTGAGAGATACAGCTTCGGCGTATCTGATCCACTGGGCATCTTCGGCTCACCCGGCGCTTAATAAGCAAAAGGTATTTAGATTGGGGGCTTCGGCCCCCTTTCTTTTATCTTAAATTTAGTGCTACATTGAGTTGTATTACCCCTAGAGACTTAGCCCGCCCTAACCGACGGGCTTTTTTTATTTGTACAGCTCCTAAAGAAGTGTTATATACTGAACGCATCCCGGGAATCATCCGGTGCTTCTGACAGTCCCGGCTGACGACATGCAGACAGAGCACCCCATCACTCGCATGTGAGGAATTTAAAATGGCTATAACCACATTCTCCGGTCCTATCCGCTCGTTAGCAGGTTTTGTACCTGCGGGCTTTGCAACATCAAACAATATAGACTCAAACAACGCTACTACTCTATTGCGTGTATTCCCTACGCCTGCAACTGATGCAACGGGAAACCCTACAGGCGGTATGTTAGTAGGCCACGCAGGAAAGCAAAATCTATACGCCTCTACTAACGCCGCAGGAGTAGGCACTCTTACTCTTCCTGCAGTTGTTGCAACGGCTCCTACTGACAACACTGACCCTAACCAGCAGTGTAATATTGGCGCTGTTATAGAGATAATCGTAGCGGTTAACTTGGCGAACAACCTTGTCATAAATTGCTCAGGCACTGATGGCTTTACCGGATATATGCAAGTAGCCGACACCAACGGGCTAACTACAACATTCGACTCCGCCGCTAACGACGATATCTTGACTTTCAATAATGGCACTCAAGGTGGGGCTATTGATACGAGAATCAAAGCTACTGCTATTAGTACGGGTCTTTGGTATATCGAGGGAATGAGCATTGGCGCAACTGCTGGTGCTGGTGCTACTCCATTTAGCCAGTAGACTACTTACTTTAAGGAGTAATTTATGGCTGATACAGCGGTAACACAGACCATCCAAGATGGTGGTCGCACGGCTATTATAAAGACAACTGTGGTTATTGGGGCTGGAGCGCCTCCGCCGCCACAGGAAGTTACCTTGGTAGACGTTTCTGCATTAGCGGTTGACCCTATTACTAAGCGAGTTTGTACAGAAGTTACTCTTCAAAAAGTGACTTTCGCTAGTGTAGGCGCTGCCGTAGAGCTACAGTGGAATGCAACTACTAACGTGCTTATTTTTGATTTCCCTAGGAACTGGACTGAGCAGTACGACTTCTCTGACTTTGGTATACCCAATAATGCTGGGGCTGGTAAGAACGGGGATATCGTGGCGCTTTCACAGGCGAATGCAGCAACCCCTCTAGCACCGGGTGACACGTACACGTTTATCCTTACGGTCACTAAAACCTATGGCTAAGCAGTTAAACAAAAAGGCTATGGCTTGTAATAAGCCGAAACGAACCTCTAGCCACCCTAAGAAGTCTCACGTAGTTAAAGCGTGTGCGGGTGGTAAAGAGAAAATTATTCGTTTTGGCGAACAAGGCGCTAGCACTGCGGGTAAGCCCAAGGCGGGTGAATCTGCCAAGATGAAGGCCAAACGCAAGTCGTTTAAGTCTCGTCATGGTAAGAACATCGCTAAAGGTAAAATGAGCGCAGCCTACTGGGCTGATAAGGTTAAGTGGTAATGCCTAGCAAAAGCAAAGCACAACACAAGTTAATGGCGGCAGTAGCAAATAACCCTAAGTTCGCCAAGAAAGCGGGCATCCCGCAAACAGTAGGAGCAGACTACATGAAGGCTGACAAAAAAGTTAAGAAGTACAACAGGGGCGGAGTAATGGCCCATGATAAGAAAGAATTACGTAACTTAAATGACGAGTCTTACCGCATTAGGAACAATAAGGGTGGTAATGCAGCCGCAGAACGTCGTCGTATAGACGGAGAGCGAGATTACGAAAAACGCCAAATGGGTAGCTATAACATGGGCGGAGAAGTAATGAAGTACAAGACGGGTGGTAGAGCAGGTGATGGGATATGTTCGCAAGGTAGAACTAAAGGCCGCGAAATTGTAGCTTAATTAAATCATTAATATTTCAGGAGAAATACTATGTCAGATGCACCAGTTAAATTGTTCGATAAAGTAGAGCAGGAAAAGAAAAGAGCTGCCGCTAAGAAAAAAGCTAAGTAAATAATGGCTACTACGGGCGTTGCAGATTTTAACATGGAGTTTACGGAAATTGCGGAAGAGGCATGGGAACGTGCTGGCCGTGAGATGCGCTCCGGTTATGACCTGCGAACTGCTCGGCGTTCTATGAATCTGCTTACTATTGAGTGGCAGAACCGTGGTATTAACATGTGGACGATTGAGGAGGGGTTTATTGACCTCATCCAAGGTCAATCTGCATACCCGCTCCCCGCCGCTAC